AGACTGTACCAGCTTGATTCCCTTCGAAATCGCTTTGCTGATCTCAAGCTCCGAGGCATTTTTCAGCATCTCTGTTACATCTTTCGTTCCAAGAATCATAACTTTTCCACCTCCAGTGTCAGATAGCGATAGGGGTAGATGGCAATTACCTTGTAATCCGGCTGATCCCCGTTGATGCAGATACCGTCATTCACGGAAATTGTCGGTCCGTCTGCCACTGTATACGAAAGTTTTCCGTTCTTCCCGGAATTCTCCGTGTATGTCCCGTCAATCCGAAGATTGCGGATATTCGGCAGGCGTATTCTATACATTTCGCTCTGGATCCGCCCGCCGGCAGCCCACATTTCCGCGCGGAAGGGAACGGCAGAACCATATTCGATGTAGGTTCCGCCCTCGTTATCCTTTTTCTGTTCAAGAGGACAGTGTTTCAGCTCCACCAGCCTGCTTCTTTTCAGCCTCAAATGTTTTCCCTCCTACTCTTGCCAGCCGGTACCGGTTCAGCACATCGTAGATCTGCTTTGGCGCGTCGTTGAAAGTGTAGCTTTCTCCGGATCCGGTGCGCGCCGCCTCTCCCTCGGTTCCCATCCGGTTCAGGGCGATGACTGCCAGATCCCGGACTGCCTTATCCAGGCCGGAAACGAGGTGGGTACGGTTCGTATAGGATAAAACGAAAGCCTCCGCATCCTCTAAGAGGATCTGCAGAAGCCCTTCGTCTTTCTCACCGGTCATTTTCTTCAGCTTTTCCAGTTCGGTCATTTCAAACCACATCCTTCAGGACTTCCTGCAGCTCCGCCTTTGTCAGCGCAGATGCACCAGAAATCCCCTTTTCTTTTGCAAGATTTTTTAATTCCTCGGCAGTCATCTCTGAAAGATCTTTTTTGTTGGAAACCTCTGGGCTTTGCATCTTAACAGCTTCTACTCTTGTAAATCCATCGTTCAGGAGCCGTTCTGCCTTGATCCCATCCGCTTCCCTCTCAACGTTTCCTTTTTTTAATCTCATTCCTTTGCCTCCCGAATATTTAAATAGATGGAATCCAGCTTGTTATCCAAAATCCATAAATCATGGAACCGACGGTAATCCATCTGCCATGCATCCATTTTCTGGTTTGTGTTCGGATCAAAAATTCGCATCTTATCCTGTTTGGTAATAGCGAGTGGTGTTGTTGCCGGGGAAATAAAGAAATTCAGGTCTTTTGCTGTAGTTCCCTTCTCATATCCGCCTTTTTCCTGTCCCGCTGCTTTACCATCGTTCACCTTGATTGCCGTATACATACGGTTGGATGGAGTTGGAATAATCGGTACTTTGTCCACAAACGGTACCATGGTATCAATTCCATTCTTCGAAAATGTTCCCATAGTAATTTTTCCCGCAAGTTCGAGTTCCAGCTCCAGAATAAAGTCAGACGTTGCCTGGCATACTAAGGCCCCGTTGTAGCCGTCTCTTACTGCTCTGATTCCTTCTTTCAACTTACGCAGTGCAGAAGTTCCAGTCGTTCCCGGCACATAGGCATATTCAATCATTCCAGCTTTATTCGCCGTGATCGTATCTGTTGCAAGCTTCGAAATACGGTATGCGTCGATTTCCGGTACAACCTGTGTTCTCTGAAACTCTCCCATTACAGCGGCCGCGGTTGTAACAAAATTATTTTCATTAATGTCCATCGAGTCCAACTGGAACTGACGACCACGATCCTGGGTCATCTTTTTGGTTTCATACTCTAAAGTAACAGACCCACGCTGATATCCATTGTCACGATCATAATCTCCCATTCCCTGCACGGTCATTTTCGGAATTTTTACTTCTGCTCCACCATTGTAAATGACCTGCCCTGCATTGGCATCCATCCAGCCGGTAGTTGCTTCCTGAACAGCTACTTTATCTAACATTTTCTGAAACAGTGTAGCTGTCGCTAATGTATTAACTGCCATATTTTTCACTCTCCTTTAAAATTTTCCCATCATCAGGTTATATACCTGCTGTTCCTGGGTTTTCTGTGGATCAGTTTCCGGTGCTTTTTTCGGCGGCTTCCCGCCTTTCAGTTTCTCCTCCACGGCAGTTTCTACTGCTTTCTGAAATACAGTTTTTACTTTCTCCATGGATTTTTTACAGGAATCTGCATCCGTGTAATTGAGTACCTCCGCCAGCTCCTGCGGCAATCCATCACTGGCAAGTGTATTCTTTGCCTCTGCCATCAGTTCTTTTCTGGTAATTGCCGCTTCTCTGTCGGAAAGCTCTTTTTCTTTCTTCTGCCGCTGATACTGCTCTTTCTCTTCTTTCGTCATTTTGGCAAGACGTTCTGCCTCAGACAGCTTGTCATCGGTCAGTGCCTGCCACTTTTCCTGTGCATTGGTCACTGCCGTATCGATCGCTTTCTGCACGCGGCGGTCAAATTCTGCCTGATTTCCTTCTCCTTTCAGAAAATCGTCAAATGACGGAAGTTCTGCTTCTCCCTGATCTGCTGCTCCGGCTCCGCCGCCATTGCCTCCATCGGCCCCAGCACCGTCTCCTGCTCCGCCTTCTGCGAAGATCTGCAGATTCATTGGGATTCTGCAATAAAAATATTTCTTTCTCATGGTTTTCGTGTCCTTTCCGCCCAGCCTATTCACTCTCGTGCCCGGGCCATTCGCTGTTGGATTTTCCCTGCTTCTTTAACGCCTGGCAGGAAAAAGGCATAAAAATAACACGCATTTCTGCGTGCATTGTTCGTTTGGAATTGCGCCGGCGCAATTAATCTTCGTGAGTAACTTTTACGCCCCACTCCGGAAGAAAATTGATTTCATAATGGTATTTATCTACATCAGCCCCGGAAATGTCTTCCACAACGTACATTGTATAATCATTGAGATAGACCAGATCCTTCTGGTATTTTCCTTCCGCCGTCTCAATAATGACCTCAAGTTCATTCTCTGAGTTATTCTGCAAAGAAAAGGTTCCTGTCAGCTCCAGCAGGATCGTGTCGGTTCTGGCATTTAACACTGTGAGTTTGCGGGTTACATTGAAATTGTCGGCTTCCTGTGAAATATTGTTGCTGACTTTGTACGCCTCAGTGCATCCGGTAAGAGATGCACATACCAACATGAGCGCTGTCAGCAATGCCATTACTTTCTTTTTCATTCCATATCCTCCTACATTTTAAAACAGATATTCTGGAATTTTTTGTATGCATCAAAATACAATTCCGCTTTATCTCCGTTGTATGTCAGCTCATAATACATTCCATCCGGAACAGTAGTGCTGAGCAGGGCTTTGTGATTCTGCAGTGTTTTACACATCCAGACCACATACACATCATTTGCGGTAATCTGTTTCTGATCCGTTTTATCCATATGCTGATTTATGTACTCAGCCACCTTTTCCTTGCAAATTCTTAAAAACTCTTCATTTCCCATAATCTTATTCCTCCGCAAAAACCCAATCTTCTGCAAGCATATCCGCCTGAGATGCAAGCCACCCCATCTGCACGCCGGAAGTTCCAACAAAAGCGATGGCTTTATTTCCGATTGCATCGTGTTCACAATTTACGATCTGATTATCCGCGTCTTTATAGGAAATTCCAGTTGCAAGCTGAACATACTGTTTCTTTCCGTTCCAGCCTTTACGCGCTACTTTAAATCCTCTTTTCAGATACTTAATCGCTTCCCCGAAAGAAAAGGTTGCCTCTCCTCCAAGAATCGGGCAGTTCTGACCATTCGCATAAACCCATTCATCGGAAAGGATATTCTGAAGCGTATACTCCACATTCTGTGTCTCTCTTATATCCAGACAGCCGCCGTCTTTTGTGTACATAAGGATTGTCTGGGATTCTTCATCCCACCACCAATAGCCTGCCCATGACGGAAGTTTTACTGGAATTCCTGATTTCATTTCTTCAAATGCTTCTTTAAATTTCATTTTCTTGTCCTCTCTTTCTTAAAAATGAGTAATCGAGTAGGAGAAAATTCCTCTTGATGAGGAATTTTCGACCTCTCACACCACCGTGCGTACCGTTCGGTACACGGCGGTTCAATCAACTTAACATGTAACACACCTTTCAGTGTAATAATCTAACATTGAGATTAGTCCAAATGAGGCTAATCTCTTGTTTGTTATTGCTATATTTACAGCACCACAGCTACATACATGAGCATAGGCTCTTGAACAATAACCAACTTTGTATGCTGTAATCCTGTCAATTCCAAGCTTCATCAAATTCTTTGCACGATTCTGCGGAGTTTTCCAGTGTTTCCATATGCACATACGAAGTCTATACCGAATATTTGCATCTAATTTCGCACATAAGATTTTCATACTACCTATCTTGAAGTAGTTTATCCAACCTCGGATAAGCTGATTGAGCTTCTCTACCTTATAGCTGTTGCTGACGCCCCAACTACGACAGGTGAGTCCTTTCATTCTCTTCTTAAACTTCGCTATTGATTTTGCATGCGGTTTTGCCTTAAACTGATGTGCTCTTGAATCAAAGTAGAATCCAAACCCAAGGTATTTAAGTCCACTTGGTCTATCTACTTTGCTCTTAGTCATGTTGACTTTGAGCTCTAGTTTCTCTTCGATGAATCGTGAGATATTTCTCATAACTCTGTTTGCAGACATCTCACTTCCAACCATGATAATACAGTCATCCGCATATCGTACAAAATTAAGCCCTCTCTTTTCCATTTCCTTATCCAGTTCGTTCAACATGATGTTTGCCAGTAGCGGCGAAAGGTTTCCTCCTTGCGGTGTTCCCACAATAGAATCCTCATACTCATCATCTATCATGATTCCGCTGACTAGGTATTTCCTAACAATAGAGATGACATCTCCATCTTTAATCGTTCTACCAATAATAGTCATCAACTTATCATGATTTACTGTGTCAAAGAACTTTTCCAAGTCAATGTCTACAATCCAGTCATTACCATCATTCATCATATCAAGTGCTGTTAGGATTGCTTGCTGTGCACATCTATTCGGTCTGAATCCGTAGCTATGGTCATGGAACTGTTCCTCATAGATTGGTGTTAAGACCTGTGCAATGGCTTGTTGTATGAATCTGTCTGTTACTGTTGGTACTCCCAGGTTTCTGACACCACCGTCTGGCTTTGGTATCTCCACTCTTCGTACTGGTTGAGGTTTATATTTTCTTGTCCTCAACTGTTCCTTGATTATTTCGCCGTTCTTTACAAGATGTTCTTTAAGTTCTGTGTACTTCATTCCGTCCACTCCCTCGGCACCTTTATTTCGTACGACTTGCAGATATGCTCTGTTGAGATTATCGCTGGACAGTATCTGCTTCATTAGACTACTTGTGTACATGCGTTCTTTCCTTTCCGTCTCGCTTGATTTGACCACCCTTTTCCCGATTGGTTACGGCAGATGTTGTCATTTCTGCAATACGAGACATACTCAAACTTATTGATTGTTCGCCCCTTCGCTCCATCTCCATTACAGAGACTTCTTTACTACTATGGGCTCGGCTGACTTCTCACAGTTCGTTGTTACTAGGCTAATGAAACCCCTGTGAGACCTCCACGCTTAAGGTGCACGCTCTTTTCTCTCATATATCCGCCACATTTACTCGGTTCCTACAAACGGCAACTTTACGGCTTTGTCTTATTTAGCAGACTTACCAAGCGGAACCTAGCCTCATATGTGATTTCTGTCCGTCGGACCAAGAGTTCGCTTACAGCTTCCTTCAGATTCTACCTTACGATAGACACCCTTGCTGTTCAGCTATACACTTCCTTGTCGCCTAGGCGTGTTCGGGACTTTCACCCGTTAGAGCGCGCCCATGGCGCGCAAACTAAAAATACCCTGCCAGCTTTCACCAGCAGGGTTGATTAGAATTTTTACTTGTAAAGGTCTTCCAGCGTTATCAGCTCCATACAATATTTTTCTGCCAGAATTATAAATTCATCTGCAACTGAAATCTGCCGTTCTGATTCTTCTTTACTTGCAATATAAAAATCATCATAATCGCTGGCATGGCGAATCTCTTCTGCCTGTCCGATTTTCCTTCCCATTTCTCTTGGAAACACTGATGTTTTCACATAATCCTTATTGAAGTTAGCCACAGCATCCTTATGCCTTTTATATGCTTTACCGCTTACAGCATGTACTGCATTAATTGCATGAAAAATAGAATAGTATGCCCTGTTATTGGCTCCTTTATAATCTTCAATAGAAAATAATGCTCTTGCTGATTTCAGATCATTTCGGGCTGTTTCCAGACGATATAACACCAGATCCCGTCTAGTACCGATTTCCTGATTATGCTGCTCCAT